AGTCTTGCCTTTAACTGCGTCTTCTAAGTCTAACTGGAGGTCATAACGAAGATCAGAACCTCTAGCTGGGCCACTTCGACCCCGACCACCACCAAAAATATCCCCAAAAACGTCGCCAAACACGTCACTGAAGCCTGCGCCACCCTGACCACCACCATTCTGATCCAAGCCTGCATGACCAAACCGATCATAGGTAGCTTTTTTATCGGCATCCCCTAAAATCTCATAGGCTTCTTGAGCTTCTTTGAATTTTTCGTCAGCTTTCTGATCATCCGGATTTCGATCAGGGTGATATTTCATTGCCAACTTACGATAACTTTTCTTTATATCACCAGAAGATGCATTCTTCTTCACACTCAATACATCATAATAATCACGTTTAGACATCAAATCACCGAATTATTTAGTTTCTGTTTTTTCTTCTGGTGTCGGTTCCACAATCTCAGCATCTACAACTTCTGCCTCTTCGGGAACGACACCATCAACGACTTCTGCTTCAGGTTCCGGAACTGGCTTTTGTAAAGTTGCAGATAACTCAGCCAACGATTGCACTTTAGTATTAATATCATCTAAATCTTCACCAGACATAGATTCTTTCAATTCAGAAACACTATTTACGATCTTCTCACGTTCTTCATCTGGTACTATAATTTCTTCGTCTGCTAATTTCTTCTCAACATCATTAATAAATCCTTCCGCCATATTTCTTGCACCAACCAACGCAGTATACTTATCATCTGCATCTTTATGTTCTTCACCCTCTTTAATCATACGTTCTACATCTTCATCAGATAATCCAGATGAGGATTTAATTTCAATGGACTGTTCCTTACCAGTATTTTTATCTTTGGCAGAAACATGCATAATACCATTAGCATCAATATTAAATTCAACTTCAATTTGTGGTGTTCCGCGTGGTCCTGGTTGAATTTCTGTTAAATCAAATCTACCTAAAGAATTATTACCAGAAGCAACTGAACGTTCACCTTGAAGAACATGAATAGTTACAGCTGATTGATTATCCTCTGCCGTCGAAAATACTTCACTTTTTTTCGTTGGAATGGTGGTATTCTTTTCAATTAATGTGGTCATAACACCACCCATCGTTTCAATACCTAATGACAATGGAGTAACATCAAGCAATAACACATTGTCAATACCACCAGATAACACACCACCCTGTGTAGCAGCACCAAGAGCAACTGACTCATCAGGATTTACATCCTTTCTCGGTTCAATACCAAAAATAGATTTTACCATTTCTTGAACTTTAGGCATTCTAGTTTGCCCACCAACTAAAATAACATCATCAACCTTAGTAATGTCTGCATCCTTTAACGCAGTAACACATGGGTTTTTTGTACGTTCAATTAATTCAGATACCATCTTCTCCAATTTAGAACGTGAAATCTTAACATTTAAATGTTTAGGACCAGTAGAATCCGCAGTAATATATGGTAAATTTACTTCAGTTTCTTGAGTCGATGACAACTCAATTTTACACTTCTCCGCCGATTCTTTTAATCGTTGTAATGCAATAGGGTCATTATGAAGATCCACTCCGTTTTCTTTTTTAAATTCATCACAGAGATAATCAATAAGTCGTAAATCGAAATCCTCACCACCTAAAAATGTATCACCATTAGTAGACAATACTTCAAAGGAATATTCCCCATCCACATTCGACATCTCAATAATAGAAACATCAAAAGTACCACCACCAAGATCATAAACAGCAACTACCTTATCATCAGTAACATCACCCTTATCTAAACCATAAGATAAAGCTGCCGCAGTAGGTTCATTGATAATTCGCATAACATCTAGTCCTGCAATCTTACCAGCATCCTTTGTTGCCTGTCTTTGTGAATCATTAAAATAAGCAGGAACAGTAATAACTGCCTGTGTTACATCAGAACCCAAATACGACTCCGCATCTTTTTTTAATTTCATTAAAATTTTTGATGAAATTTCTGGGGGAGATAATAACTCACCACCAGATTTTACCCACGCATCACCATTATCCGCCTCTACAATGTCATAAGGCACCATAGATATGTCCTTTTGAACTGCATCATCTTTAAACTTTCTGCCAATTAATCTCTTAACCGCAAACAATGTATCTTTTGGATTAGTCACCGATTGTCTCTTAGCCGACTGTCCTACTAATATTTCCGAATCCGAATGTGAAACTATAGATGGTGTCGTCCTAGAACCTTCACCATTTTCAATTACTACTGCCTTACCATTCTCTAATACAGCTACACATGAATTAGTAGTACCCAAATCAATACCAATAATATTACCCATTTTTACTTCTCCTTTCTCAATTTTAAATTAAACCGCTTTTCTTTCTTGCATTATTAATAATCTCTGTATTCTTTACAGTTTTCGCGTCCCTACCACCCAACTTCTCAGCAAGTGGGGTATAAGGATTATTCTCTGCAACTTTAGAAAGTACCTCTTTAAACCCCTCACTGACTTTCATATCACCCCTACCAGATATTATCTTAGGAGCACCAATTATTTGTTTTATATTAGAGTTATCTGATAAAAATACATCCTTTTCAGATATACTAATAAACTTATCGAATACTTCGTCCGTATCATTATTTTTAAATGTATATATAGGCATCTATTTTCTTACCATTATTCTTAATTCTAAATTATCACTTTCTTTACAGAAAGTCTGTTCGAAATTAGATTCCATTTCTTCCATATAATCCCTCTCTATATATAAATTACTATTTATTTTTTTATCTAATACTGTCGCAATATAAAACATATTAATATATTTCCAATATGTCATATATGTATAATACCCACCAATAATATGTACATTCATATGTGAATGATCGGACAACCACGACAATGAATCAGATATATTAATCTTAAATGATTTCTCATCATATGTTATTTCATTATTAGTCACAACATACTTCATATAATCTTCTGGTAATATACTAAATAATTGCTTATATGTATTATGCCCCATCAACAATATACCATTTCTCATTCTCATAGTACGGTCAAACCACGCCTGTGTCTTTTTAGAATACACAACAAGATTACAACCATTATCATCAATGCCATAATCTTCACTCAATATTATACTTGCACTTACTGTCCTTTTTGTATTAATCATATTCAATCTAATAAATTTGGAAACACCTCGTCTACTAATCTTCTAGTTAACCACTTAACCTTCATTTTTTTATTTATAATTTTGACAACAATCTCAGCCTCTTTATGATGTAAACTCTCCAAGAATTGAATAAATCTATGTTCACTCCTATAATTAACGAAATAAGATTCATCTAAAAATACTTCAAATTCTGATAACCTTTTATGCAAATTACTTAGAGTATATCCCTCCGGAGAATCATCAGGAGTATACTTAGGCACTTTATCTAATGCAAAATGAAAATCATCAAACATCAATTTTAATGTTTTTAATAATAACTTACTATTATTTTGCAATAACACATGTTTTCTTTCTTTTGTATTCTTTGCCTCATCAAACTCAAAAAATACTTCGTGTATATGTTTCATTTATATCCTCTTTAAAATTATCTAATTGCATAAAAAACATCATCATTCTACGTGCTTGAAAATATTCCATCATAGTACGATTGTTACCATTTGGAGATTTAACGAAAGAATCCAATATATTATTAACAATTTCATCTGGTATACATGAAAAATCTATAAGTTGTTTGTTTCTATCATATCTTCTAATCATATCCTCATTACAAAATTCTGAAGGGTTCTTCGATATATCCATCATATCAATTATACTTTTTTTACGTAAAGATGTCTGCCGTTTACCAGTTGCGAATACATCATCATCTGATAATATATTTGGAATTCCATCTGATCTATCACCCCTTATAATATGTTCTCTTAAAAACTTTAATGGGTTATCAGTAACTAAAAACTTACCAGCACTTTGACTATATTGAAACACGCCATCATAAATTTGTAATTGTTTAAAATCTTTATCAGAAGATAATATCAATACCTTTTCAAGATGATGATACTCTTTAGTCAAAATTGCAATAATGTCATCTGCCTCAGTTTTATCAATCTCTAACACTCTATATGGAAAATAATCAACCAAATCCTTCTTTATGGAAGACATGCCATCAAATACAAATTTCCAATCAAATTTAGAAGTCTCTCTATCTTTCTTCCTAGAATGTTTATAATACGGAAATATATCCTTTCGCCAAAAATGTTTATTATCACAACATATAACAATATTACCATATTTTTTAGAATATTTCTTTTTAACAGATAATACATATTCTAAAAATAAATTCATAACCGCAGAATATTCAACTATATCATCTGGTTCCTCTCTTAACGTATTGTTCAATTCCCTAATAGATAAACTTATTATAATTTGATTAAAATCTATTAATATCATATATCACCAATTTATTCACCAAAATCTAAACTAAGGTATTCCGTCACGTCAACATTAGTTCCGCACATACTACAGTATTTAACACCATTATCATCGTCATCCATCAACACCACCACATATTCAGATTCACAATTATCACATTTTATTTGTATATCCATATACCTATCCCTCTCTTAATAATCAGAACACATCTTCATCCCTTTGAAATTTCTTACTTACTTTTTTATCCTTAAAAGTATTTCTGTATTCTATTTGTTCCCATCTAATTTTACCATACATAGAAATAAAACTCTCTTTATCCATTTCTAACCAATCGTTCTCAGACTCAAAATCTATATCATGTAAATTCATTTTAGACATAATACTACACCTACTCTCCTAACTCATTTTTTTAACAATTCTTCTATATGATCAACTACAGAAGTACTCCTTGCAGCCAACCAAACATTAATATACTTATATCCATATTTTTTACCAAATTCAATCATACTCATAGTTTCAACATCATCAATCATACTCATACCCCAATAACCCTATTAGCCTCTTCTATCATATCATCCGCCTCTTTTGAATATGTATAAAATTCATATTCATGTCTATCCCAATCTTCAATACAATATTTCTTGACAAAATCTTCTTTTGTCATATCATACCACTCTTCCGACTGTCCTGCATAATTATATAAATACTTAAATTCAGTAACATTCTCTGGTCGAAATGATCTCCAACCCTGTGAGTTAACATCCCACACAGAAATAACTAATTCAGATACATTACCATTACCCTTTGGTAAAAACGATTCAGGAACAAAAATCATATCTAATGTGCATGACATAACACGTAAATCACCATTAACTTTATTAAAAGTTACTTCACACACACCATCTTTTAAAGAGTTAACCATTCCGCTCTTACTTCTAATATCATTCATAATCAACCACCCTCATATAACGCAGCACCAGTAATCATTGATAAAAACCCAACAAACGAATATGAAATCATAGAACCAATATCATACGTCGCAGAATCAACAACCCCTAGAATAACAAAAAAACCCAAAACACTCAATAAAACACATAAAAAATTATACATATATCCTCATATTAAACTAATTAAAAAACAAAACCAAACTATATTAATACATATCAATTCAATTAATATATCTATTATAAAATCATAAATTCTTTTTGGCAATATAGTCATGACTATAATCTATCTCAGTATGTGTATCTCTATCATGATCGTGAACACTCGCATAATCACCATTTACAATCGGTATAACAAATACTATCCATAAAAAACCAACTACTATGCACAACATAGTAACTATAATTTTCTGTATAGTTAACTTATCCATGGCAGATTACCCCACTAATATACGATTCTGCACTTCCTCTATCTCAACATCAGTAAATACCTTATTACCAACTAAAGCTGGAAACAGTAATAACATTATAATTAAACCAAACATCAATCCCAATAAAACCAATCTTCTTATTAAAATACTCATTTTAATACTCCATTAAATTTAAAAAAACCATCTATAAATAGCTACAATGTCAATAACAAAATAAACAACATTCATCCACATTAAAGAATATTCATGAATCCTATACCCATAAATACACCAAAGAATTGAAGAAACTCCAAATAATATAAAGGAATATGGACTAATAGTTATATTCAATGCCAATAATATTGCGGCAACAATTCCAAAAATGGTTCCCCAATCGGCAATATTAAGTTTCATAACACATTATATCATAAAGTCATCTAATTGTCAAATGTTTTTTAACCTTTCCCATAAAATAGTTACTAAAGCACCATGACTTTTACGTCTATCCAATTCTATATTTAAAAATTCTCTGCCAAAAGTTTCTAATTGCAATTTATTCATTTTTAAAAGATCCTCATGTGTTACTGATTTTGGATCACCATTTAAATAAGAAAAATCACAATCATCTATTATAACATCCTCTGGTTTCTTAATGACCCCAGCCGGATCTTGTACTGAAGACAAAAACATATCTTTAATCCACTCAAATATCATATCATCACCTCAAAAACTATTATTATACTTATATATAGTATCTTTAAGATCCGTCGTCCAATTATCACGATGTTCTTTAAATACTTGTGGTTCGTGTCCATCAACTG